AAGCTTCAATCATTTCACCATTAGCGAAACCTTCGAAAATATAGTCCCCGTTAAAATCAGAAGTGCAGATTAATAAGGCTACATGTGGCTTTTTACCACTGTTCAAAACAAAGCCGCCTTTGCCGTCATCGTCATAACCTTTCATCTTCATTAAGGCTTGATAATCCATATCTAACATTGTGATAGCTACGGAAGGGGTTTGTGATCCATGAGCCATCCGCTTAACCTTGTTATTGGCGTATTGCGGTGTTCCTTTTTCTTCAATACCAGTGACGTTGGCTGTTGTGGCACCTTCAGCGTCACCATCAACAATTAAAACTCCATCACCGACGCCTTTATCGCCAGTAATAATTTTCCCGTGGTCGTCTAAAATACCGAAACCTAACCAGTTAATACCTTTAAAACTTGCTCCAGCCATTATTTACTCTCCTTTATTAATAAAATTTTTGAAAAATAAAAGACCTTCGATACTTGACCAGTATCGGGGTCTTCAATGTGATTTTTAGATTGTTCAATTTGCCAGTCATTATCGTTAAATAATTTTGCAAAAGCTAATTCTGATTCCATCATTTTAAAATTTTCCGGTAAATTTTTACTGTAGAAAATTTGGACTTCAACTCCAATGTTCCAACCTTTAAACGTTGTGTTGGCATATGCTGCTGGCTCGTTGATATCCTCAGTTATTAAAACAATTGTTTCATCAGAACTATCTTGTACTTCCGGCGGTATTGCATCACGATAAATGGCACTAATCCAGTCAAACTTGGCATTTTGGATTAGTTTTTGCGCATAAACGGTCGGCAGATCCATTACAGATTTTGTTTTTGTTTTTCATAAACAGCTTTTTCCGCCAGAAAAACTGCTTTCTCAGAGTCTTTAACTGTATCTGTATAAAAGTGATCACCTACCATTTTTTTAGTGCCATCATTCAAGAAACGGGCAATCCGCGCATGATTAACACCTGAAATATTCTTTTTTTCAAAGCCGACAACAGAATTGCCATCTGCTGTGCCATCAAAATCTTTATTTTCTACTGTGATAGAATCAGCTAAATGTTTAGTTTTTCGGTGTTTAGTATTGCGGTAATGCTTTTGCCGAGTTTCATTAATTAAATTGTTTTTTAAAACTTCTGCTCCTGCAGCTGTCATCTCCGCTCTTTCAGCTGTTGTAGGGACCATTTGTTTAACTTGTTCAAACCAGTTACTTAATTGTTCATCAAGTCCTGTCACCTTTAGCACCACCTTTCACGATTTTTTTACAAGTTATATAATCGTACTTCATAAAGCCCAAGCTATCATCACGACTAATATTAAGAATTCGATACAACTGTTCCTGGTATTTAACTACTAGCTGATCTGTAATTTGGGGATTATGCCGGGCAACTAAAATAATAGAGTCTTGTAATTCAGTTTGATAAATCTGATATTGTTGGCTTAAAGTTCGCTTTTTTGAGTAAACCCAAACGGCAAAACTTTCAATAAATTTTTGCTGATAACCAACAACATTAGCATTCTGAATCGATTTAAAAGTGCCAAAACTTGCGCGTTGATTAAAATAACTAGGTAGTATTTTCTTTGGCATCTTTGGTCTCCTCAAATACTGAATAGGCACTCCGTAACTGACCAATAATACTGTTACACGTTGCGTCTACATTAAAGGTTTCAACATCATTTTGTGATAAGCGGTATTGATAATAAGTCCCAGCTAACGCTAAAATTGCTGTATCTAGCATAATTGCCACTTTTGGATCTGCAAAAAAGTCTTCATCTGTGCCAATTGCATTTTTAACGAAGTTCTTAGCGGTATCTAAATACATAGAAATTAAGGCGTCATCATCAGTACCATCAATGCGATAAGCTGTTTTAAACTGCTTAGTATCAATTGTCATTTATCACACTCCTTATAAAGCCGCCGCAAAAGCTACTGTGATTTTTTCAGGCGACAGTTAACTACTGCTATTTTGTGGCAGAATCATTGGTTGTGCTAGATGAAGTATTAGAACTCTGAGTAGAAGCACTACCAGCAGCAAAATTAGCTTTTTGATCAGCAATCTTGGAGAATGAACCTGCAACAAAGGCTTCACTATCAGTTGCTTCAACGTCAAACCGATCAATTACTCTAATTTTAGTTTGATCGTGACGAAAGGCTCCGTCACCAATATCGGTAGTCAAAAGGGTCATATTCTCGCGGTCAAATAAAGTTACCGCTTGCTTTAAATCCCCATAATAAATAGGAAATGCGGGGCTAGCTTGTGTGCCTGCGTTGGGAAGCCACCGATCGCCAATTTCAACTACTCGTTTGCCTAAAATTTGATAAACTCCCGCCTGTTTAGGATCAGGTTGCAATAAATAATTGCCCATTGCATTTTTAACTTTAGATAAAACGTTAAATCCTGAGGTATTAGTCATTAATACAGACGTTGCCTTAATGGCAGGATCAACTGAGGTATTAACCATATCGATTAAGTCATCAAAGGAAGCAATAGTAGGTTTGGTTGGGACAGCATTCATTTGCTTAAGGATTTCTTGATTACGTGTTACAACTACCTTTTTAGCAATCCATTGGGATAACCAAGCTAAAATGTTCTCCGCAGTATCTTTAATTAAAGAATTAGTTGCAGTGTTGATACCAGCAAAGCGGTGGATTTCATATTTAATAAGGGTTAACTTAGGATCATCATTGTCTGCAATAGCAGCTTCTTCATCATCTAAATCTGCTAAAGGTGTAATATCGGACCATTTCTCATAAACACGTGATCCAGTTGGAGTAGTAACAGATTCCACATTGACATAAGGCTCTAGTGAATCATACTGGCGGACTAATTCGTGAATAGCTGTTTGGATATCTTGTGGGATTGTCAGCCCAATTCTATTGCCTTTTTCGTCTGTAGAAGAAGTAACTAAATTTACGATTTTAGGATCATTACGCAACATTCCTTTGAAATTTTTGATAAATTCATCTTTAGGATTGGCACTTTGGTTGATTGGTTTCTTTTGGTTATTGTCTTCCATTTTGCCGGTTTCTTCAGTGCGCGCCTGTTCCAATTGATCTTTTAAGGCGTCGCGGTGGGCAACTTCTTTATCACGTTGGTTCTTTAAGTCGGTAAACTGTTTTTCGTCAAAGTTGTCATCTAGTACAGCTGTATTAATTTGAGCGTTTAAGTCTGATACTTTTTGACCGGCTGCAATCCATGCATCATTTAATTCGTTTAAATTCATTTATTTACTCCTTTGTCTAATAAAATAGCCAACTTCCGATCCTTTAAAGAATCTTTCGGTTGGCTTGGTGCTTTTTTATAATTAGCTTTTGATATTAAATTAAACAGTTTATTAACTGCTTCCTTTGAGGGGATATGAGAAACGCTGTTAATAGCCTGTGGCTTGCTTTGATCTACAAACATGATTTCATCCGCAAAGCCTTTATCTACAGCTTCTTGGGCAGTGAGCCAAGTTTCCTGTCCCATCAATTTTAATAAATCAGCTTGTTTCATCCCGGTTTTACCCTCATAGGCATTAGCAATTGATTCATCAATGCCACTTAATATATTGGCTCGGTGTTTCATAACATCAGAATTACCCGAAACATTACCCCAGGCCTTATGAATCATTATTTGTGCAGTTGGTGAAATATTGACTTGATCGCCAGCCATAGCAATTACGCTGGCAGCAGAAGCTGCCAATCCTTGAATATTTACCGTAATATTGCCAGAATAATCTTTAAGCAAGGTATAGATTTCAGACGCTGCAAAGACATCTCCTCCATTGGAGGCAATATTTACTTCCACATCATCATCTTCGTCGTCATCATCATCAGTATCATTCAAAACATCTGCAACTTGACTAGGAGACACTGCGGGTATATCGAAAAAACTATAAAATGCGGCTGTTTCGTCATCAACCACATCTCCTTTAATCGCTATCTTCTTGGCCATTATCATCACCTCCTTTCACTGGATTATTATTTACGGGTGCTGGCAGGTTGTCGGGCAAATAGCCAACTTGTTGTAAGATTTCTGCAGCTTGATTTTGTGCCAAGACTCCATTTTTAGTAATCGAAGAAATAGCACTTGCATAACTATTGTTCAGCGGATCAACAGCAGGTCGAATATCTGCTTTAATTTCGCAGTTAAATTTTATTGACAACTCGCTAATAATCGATTGCATATAACGGTTTAACGCGTTAGCGTACATACCTTTAATCTGATCAATATTTGATTGTTGGTCTCCTTGACCATTTAGATATGAATCAGGTATGCCGAATACTTTAGCAATTTGTTTGCCTGTCCAGTCCGTTTGGGCTAATAATTTAGCGACATCCGCCTTAATTTCTAATGGTTGGTACTCTTCCAGATCATCTAAAACGATTGGGCCACCATCTGAATTACTAATTTGTTTCATAAATTGGCGGGCGCGGTTGGCCTTTTTGTCAGCATCTAGCAGGCCACCATGGGTAATCGATAAAATACCAGGAGCCAAGATAGATTGTTTTAAGGCCGCAATGGTTAGTTTGTTGGAAGTATTTTTGATATTTAATTCATTAGCCAAGGCAGTTAAGGGACTAATTCCTGTCATTCCGCCGTTTTTGCTTAATAAGCGAAAATGAATCATATCATTTTGTGGAACAGCCCGTTTAATGCCAACTTTGGGTTCATCAAAGGTTACGTTATAAATTAGCCCTGTGCCATCATCAAGTAAGAAAACATTAACTTGTGAGGGTCTCAAATATTCCAAACGAACATCAATTCCATTAACATTGCGCCAGCGGTAAGCAAAAGCTTCACCACCTAATAGCAGCTGGGCTGAAATAGATTGCCAAAAAGCATGCCTATTACTTGTTTGTACTGGATTATCTAATAAGCTTTGCACTCTTTTTTTATCAGTGTTTAAAATGGAAGTTGCCATATCGCTAGATACTTGGCTAATTATTGAATAAATATCAGAGTTTTTAAGTGCTTCATCTGCGCTGACATATTCATCACTGGAGTTGGTGAATAGCTGATTAATCAATTCGGAATCGTTATCATGAATTGAGATTGCATAGGAACGGTTTTTAAGTTTTGGTGCTCGGAAAAGCGGCATAATTATTCACCACCTTTCTGATTAATCATTTCCGTTGCTACACCAGCTATCACTAGTGAAATACCGGCAGCGATACATAACCAAGGCTTCCCGCCCATTAAAAAAGCCGCATAATTAAATGCGACCAGTGCTCCTAAAAAGCAAATGATATCAATAAAATGCCATAAAAGCTGAAATATTTTTTTAAAAATCATTTATTCACCTCCTAAAAGCCCAGATTTGGGGTCATTAAACCAATCAACAACTTGTTGTTCGGTCATGCGATCCACTTGTTTAGATGGATCATTGATAATTGAAAAATCTTCGAAATGATACATACCTTGATACATTGCGTCGACTAAGGCGTCGACTACATCAATTTTGTAGCTGGCCTTGGCTTTATCAACCTGAATACCGATTTTGTCTTCGTAGATTTCAGCATTGAGTAAGGATTTTTCTAAAATTTTATCGTCTAATCTAGTAATAGATTTTTCAACAAAAGCCTTTTGTAAAAACTTAGTAGGATCTTTTAATTCACTAGTCCTTTGTCTAATTGCTTCTAAGGGCCAACCGGAATTTAATTCTAATTGCTTAATTGTTGGTGTAGCACCCATAGCGTCATAACCAAAAAATACGACCTCCAAGTTGTGAATATCTACATAATTAACTAACCATTGATAAACTTGATCGTCGTTGATCATGCCCTGTGGGTGACTAGTAATAGTACAAAACCCTTGTTTCTCTAAATCTCTATAATTAACCCCGTCTTGCTTTTCTTTTAATTGAATAGATCCAGCCTTCATCCAAGGAATAAAACTGTGTTGGCTAATAAACCATTTATTATGCCCGTTATCATCAAGGTAGGGGTAAATAAAAGCTAAAGCTGTATTATCCGAAAACATTGAATAATCAAAGCCAATATAAACTTGACGATTATCAATTTCAAAATCCGGAATAATCGATTGTTCCACATCTGATAACTTCAAAAAGCTATCTACTGAATGCTGGAGCCATATGTTTAGATTTTTATTTTGGAAAGCTTCTACATCACCTGCTAAAGCATATGAATTACGTTGATCCAATAGTCCTTTTAAAAGAGTATCTTTTTCACTATCTAGATCTAAAAGAGGATTGCTTTTAACCCACGTTTCGGGTTTATAGGTTTCGCTAACACTATCTTGTGCCCAAACCAGGCATAAATAATTATCTGCTTCGCGCAGATAGTCTTGTTCCATGATTTCCTGCAGCTTTTTTTCGTCATCATGAAAGGGTACATTGGGGTTAGGATAGGCAGTTGATATTTGAATAAACTGACTATTTTTGACTTTGACTTGTCCCGAAGTAATTTTAGAGATTTTTTGTCTACTTGGTATTTCGCCAATTTCATCAAAAATAGCAGTTGTAAAATGAAAGCTATCATATTGACCAGCTTCATGACTAATAGCTCTTAACTTATTATTTCGGGCAGACATGACAATCTGATCCGATTGTGACTGCAGAGTTCGAACATCTAAGCCGCTTTCTTTAATTAGAGAAGCAAAGGGTTCGGTAACAGCCAGTGTTTGCAACATTGTTTTAATATATCCTAAGATTTTGCTGGTTTGTTTATAGTTAATCGAGGATACTAAATAATCTTGGTTCGATAACCCTAACGATTCAATTAAAAAACTATAAGTGGTGATAATTGCCATTAAATAAGTTTTACCTTGACCACGTGCCACAGAAACGATTGCTTGCGAAAATCTCTTTCTGCCGCCGTTATCGTGCCAACCTTCTAATAATGACAAAATAAACTCTTGCCAAGGCATTAATTTAGTAGGTTCTCCCGTATCAACATTGGGGCAGATAGAAGCAAACTTTAAAATAGCAGCTGCTTTTTTTATAGAATATACAAAAGGAAAATCGGAGCTATACTGTCGTTGTAAATCGCGTAAATGCCTAAAAGCCGCTAATTTGATTAAATATCCCGCTAATATTTTGCCATCAAGTACATCAAAGGCGTATTTTGTCCCTGGATCTTTATATTTATTTCTGATTTCTGAAAAATCTAAGCTGTCATAAGTGCCTTGTACATCTTGTGTCTGTGTTAAATCGATTTTCATTAACCTAAATACTCCTTAAGTTCCTTGCCAATATCTTTTTTAGGTTTATTATCTTCGCTGATTTTAATTAACTCGGACCGACTTAAAGGGGTTAAGCCTAATTCAGAACTAATCGCTCGAATGTTTTTAGTTGCTTTGTCTAAATTATCAACTGCGGGATTTTTCTTAATTGCCTTTAAGTCCTTGGAGATTAACTTATTGTTATCGTCGTACTTATAGTCATATACTTCATACTGTGGGCCACTTTTATTAATGCTTTCGTAGCTTTGCCTTAAGATTTGATAGTTATCAAACAAAGCCTCCACTAGCATTCTGTCCATCTCGTTAGCATTTGTATTTTGTTTTAAAAAGGGCACTAGACGGCGCCACATATAACGAGAAACGCCTTTTAAATAATACGGGGGTTCATCTGATAAATCCTTTATTTTCACTTAACCACCTCCAATCGTTTAATAGGGGTTAATTTAAGCAGGAGTTTTGGCTACTTTAAAAAGATAAAAAGCTTAATCTGCCAGCACATCAGGCCACGATAATTAACACAAAAAAACTTTTCAAAAATGGCTTTTGTCACAAGACGACGGCAATGTGTGCGCTCTTCCAAAATAAAAATAGGGGGGCGGGGTTAAAATAAAATCAAGCTTTGGATAACTTTATTCAAACAAACTAAAAAGCCATGAGCGGGCTTATAATGGCTTCTCACGGCTTTTGTTATTTTCGTTCAACATTAGGATAACTATAGCTTGAATATCGGTGATTGGTTCTACTGACTTCAAGGTATTCTCTTGGCCTGTGCCATAGTATGATTGCTCCCAATCTGTTTTCATTCTATGGCAAGTAGGACAAGTAGTAGTTAGGTTGCCAATGCTTGCTTGTATGGTGCTGTCTACTTCAATTGGTACAATATGATCTACCGTTCTACTATTAGGTGTGAACTTCCCTTGTACTTTGCAATACTGGCACAGATAGTTATCACGTTCTAATACTTGTCTTCTTAATGCTACCCACTGTTTGGTTCGATAGAACTGATATTGTCTTGACTTATTAGCATTACGATTGCGACTAATAGTATTGTACTTATGTGTATAGCTTTGTTCATG